GCAATTGAAATGCTTTGCTTACCAGTTGGAGATATGATAAACTCAAAGGGTATATATTTAGAGTTTTACAAGGATGTTTTTGGATATGAGCCACCAACATCATATGTTTCTGATTGGTCAGAATTAAATACTTTGGTACCGCAGTTATTAGAAAATTATCCACAAAATATGCACAATATGGTTGCTTGGTGGATCAATTACAAGAGAGATCTAGGAATAAAGATTATGGAGCAGGTAAATGGATAAGAATGATATAACAGTTATTATGGTAACTTCTGTTTTACCAAGCCATCCAGATACAAGAATCCTTGATGAAACTATTAGAGAAATAAGAATGCATCTTCCAGAAAATGAAATAATATTACAGGTTGATGGTCTGCGTGAAGAAAGATTAAACAGAAAAGCAGATTACGATGAATTTAAAAGTCGTATTCTTTGGAAGTGTTTGCATGAATGGAAAAATGTTTTGCCAATTATTTTTGATGAGCACAGCCATCAAACAACAATGATGAAAAAAACAATAGACTTAATCAAAACACCTGTAATGCTTTATGTTGAAGGCGATGCTCCTATTACTGGTGACAAGCATATTGCCTGGGATGAATGCTTAAATATGTTAGAGTTTGGTAAAGCAAACACAATTAGGTTTCACTTTGAAGCATCAATTCCCCCAGATCATAGCCACCTAATGCTTAAGCAAAAAGGTAACTTTTTAAAAACAATTCAATGGAGTCAAAGACCACACTTATCTCGTGTTGATTATTATCGTGATGAGGTATTGCGAGTATCAGATGAAAAAACTTTTATCGAAGATAAATTTCATGGAGTTGTTCAGGACGATGGCTGGATTAAACATAAACTTTGGATATATCATCCAGAAGGAGACATTAAACGTTCTTACCACTTAGATGGTCGTGAAGGTACAAGAAAGTTTACAGACGATGATCAAGCATGGGGATTAACTGAATGAGACTTGGAATAATTGCAAGGTCAGACAATACTGGCCTTGGTAATCAAACAAGAGAACTTGTAAACATGCTTAATCCATCAAAGGTAATGCTTATTAATTCTACTTCCTTTAATAGAAATAAACAGCATCCAGAGTGGTATGAAGGATATGATTGTCAATATGTTCGTGGTTTTCCAAAAGCCTTTGAAATAGACATATTCTTAAAAGGATTAGATGTTGTATTAACTTGTGAAACATTTTACAATAAAGAGTTTATTACTTTGGCAAGAAGAAAAAAAGTAAAAACAATACTACAGTATAACTATGAATTTTTAGAATATCTCCAGCAGCCAGACCTTGCATTGCCAGATATTTTACTTTCGCCAAGTCTTTGGAACCTTGAACATGTAGAAGCATTGTTTGGAAATAAAACAAATGTTATGTATCTGCCACCACCAACAGATCACACACTATTTAACACTGTAAGGAAAAATAATACATCTAAACACCATAACAGAATATTACACATTGGTGGTAAGGCTGCATCTGAAGATAGAAATGGAACTAAGTCTGTTGTTGAAATGCTTAAGCATTCAAAAGGAGATTATGAGGTTGTTATTAAAACACAGACACCTCTTGATTTAAAATGTAACGATCCAAGACTAATAGTTGATACAAATGATGCAGAAAATAGAGAAAGCATGTATGATGGATTTGATGCAATGGTGCTTCCTAGAAGATATGCTGGTCTTTGTTTACCTATGAATGAGGCTTTAATGAGTGGTCTTCCAGTATTTATGACAGACATATCACCAAACAACAGAGTGCTTCCACAAGAGTGGTTGGCAAAGTCTAATAAGATTACTACACTAAGAACAAGAACAATTCTTGATGTTTACTCTGCTGATGCAGAAAACCTTGCACATATTATTGATAATTATATGAAAGCAAAAAATGTTAATCTTGAAAAAGAAAATGCATTTGATATTGCAATGAATAAGTTTTCTGCTAAAAACTTAAAACAAAAGTATCTAGATATTTTAGAGAAATAAAAAAGCGGACCCGAGGGTCCGCCTTCCTATGTAAGATAAACTTACTTCTTGTCTGCTGGCTTCTTTGCAGCCTTCTTCTTAACTACCTTTGCACCCTTTAGTGCTGCTTCAACATCTGCTTCAGCAGGCATACGTCCAAATGCCTTGTCGTTAGGATTGACTGCTCTCAATACTACGGGCACGATGGCTCCAAGTAGTGAGTAGGCAAGTGTCTCTGGATCTGTTACTCCAGATGCATACATTGCCGTTGCTGCTCCAAGAACTGATCGTCCGTATGATGCTAACATATTCTTCATTTTTTCGTTCATTATTCCTCCTAGGATATAACTTTGATTAGTATAGCGTAGCCAGCCCATAGGCCTATAATGCCTGCTACCCCTGCAAAAACAGGTGGTGCTGGAACTGGCAATTTGAATGCAGCAAAAACTAAACCACATCCAAAACCTGTTAGTACTGATAGTACAATGTCTTTCATTTTTCCCCCACTATATATTTTCTATGATGATCTTCACAAAGGTCTACGTATCTTGTTTCTGTCATTGAAAGTATTTTTGCTTCTTCAATGCAATATTCTATCTCACATACCGCATAGTCATATATAATGCTATCTTCAAATTTTTTTGTTTTAAAGTACATTATTCTTTCATTCCATGATCTTGGCTTGGATTTTCTGGATGATCAACTGGTGTTGGTGCGGTACAAAAAGCACCACACTCATTGCATTGCATGTCTAAATGATACATGCCAACCATATATGTGTTTGGATCAAAAGATACTAATGCCCTAAACAGGGTGCCACCACAACTTGGACACTCACAAGTTGGAATTCCTCTAGCGTCTATCATCGACTTCCTCTGGAAGCAACTTTTTTAAATCTTTGTATGCAGAAGAAATCTTTTTCATAGAGTGATAGTGTGGGTATGCATCTCCAACAACACCATACTCATCAAAGTACATTATCTCTGGTTCAATATCTCTTATAAAATTTTCTAATTGTTTTTGAACATCTTCTATGTATTCAAATGCCCAGTCACGAGAATCAGAAAGAAACTTAATAAAATTTTCTTTGTGTATGTCTTGCTCTTCTTTGGTTACTGGTGACTGCAGGTTTGTTTCAAAGGCTTCACGCATCGTGGCATTTAATACAACCATTTGTGCAAAAGCCTTGCTAACTACCTCTAATCTTTTAAGAACGGAATAGTATGCAACAGCAAAAGACATAGCAAATAGGCTTGTAACTATAAGTGCAATTCTCATACTATTCCTTTTCTCTCAATACTATTGTATCACTACTGGCATTATACATTTTTTTAAAGTCTATTCCTGTTATTTTTTGGTATTCATCTATGCTTCTTTCTGATCCTACTCCATAAATACCGCTTTCAATACCACAGAAAATACGCTTTTGTTTTTCTTTAGATAGTACTTCTAACTCTTTCCAGGAAATCTCTCTTAAATTTCTATCTTTCCATATTTTGCTGTATCCCTCACGGGTATAAAAATGATAAACAATCTTAACACATGGAGAGTATATATCCCATCCCCTAGTCCAGGCTCTTATTGCAAAGCACAACTCTTCACCAAAAAAACTAATCTCTGGATCATAAGGAATATCTTTTATTATATCTCCAGTAGTAAAAATAAATCCTGCAAGAATTGTGGTTGATTCTTCTGGCATGTTCTTATTAGATAACTCAACTCTTTCTGCAGTCCACTCGCCACGCTTTGTCAGCATAGGCTTTTGTTTTGTAGGATATGGTAACTGTTGCTTTGATTTTTTTATTATGCTTATCTCTTTATTTGGTTCAACATAAAATGGTGGAGGAAAATGTGACAAAATAATTTTACTATTGTTCGATATCTGTTGTGCTTTTTTATATTGTTCAATACACAACAAGTCCCAACCCTTTTCAAATATTGTATGTGAATCAATCTGTAAGAAATAATCTTGTCCAGAATACATTGGCATAATCTGTGCCCTAGCGTATCCAGCACCTCTTGCCATCTTAGGATGTATCTTTTCTAAAGTTAGATTAGGAACCCAGGATAAATCTGGTTCGTACTTATCAAACTCTTGAAGAAAAACACCAAAGAATAGTTCATGCGGATTGGCAGCATTGTCTAAAGCAGAATGAATTGTTCTTTCTAATTCTGGATCTCTGTAACTTGCAATAGATATAAAAATACTCATTGCTTAGCAATCATTTTATTACACCTGCTACAAACATTGTATGTTTTTCCAGTAAATGGGCAGGATCCCGCAGGAATCATGTTGTGTTCTTTTATTTTACAAATAAATCCTTTAATCATTTTACTACCTCCCTGGTAACTAAAACAATGGCACCTTCCATTTCAAGAGCATTTTTAAGTTTTACTACATACTGTAATGCTTGAATCTTTTCATCATGAACCAGTCCAGCAAAATGCTTTTCATCTAACTTAATAGTTAAAAAGTGTTCGTTATCAATTATGTTTACACCAAATCCCTTTGGCGGTATAACTGAATGAAAAGCCCTACGCATTGCATCTGTATACACTATTCTTCTTTTCTCCAGTGTAAAAATGACTTAACATAAACAATTCCATATGCAACAGCAGCAACTATAAAACCATATTGTTTGGTTGTTACAGCATAAACAATCCATAAGACTTCATTTACGCAAAGAATTAGCCATCCCCAAATAGTCTTACGACCAACTAGAAATATACCCGTTACACCTATTGCTGCCAATATCCACGACCACATATTATTGTTCCATTGTTAATGATTGCCAAGTCAAAGACCATTCTTGCTTTGATCTATGATTATTAAATTCTCTTGAGATTTCTCCACCTTCTAGATAGATACCGCCCCAAACTCCCCATTCTTTTCCAGATACCCCTACTGCAAAACATCTCTTTGCTACTGGGCAAGTCCTACATATAGAGTCAACAAAGGCTCTACTATCAGGCTTTTCTTCGTAGTCATCAAAGAACATGTTTGTATCAGAACCTAAGCATTCTGCATCATCTTTCCATAGATGTTGTTTCATGCTTAACCTCTATATCTGTTTGGAATATCCCATCCGTTACGAGTGACCTTATAAACTCTTTGTAGGTACCAAAGACCCTTTACTCTCACACCGTTAACGGCAGTACGTGCAGAATCAGATCTCTTTAGATCTACTACATCCCAACCAACCCAAGAAAGATTGTTATTTACTTTTACAATCTTCTCCATTTTTTCTAAACTTGTTACTACCATACTTCCCCCTTAGTATCTAAAAATTCCAACTTCAATGTTTTCTAATTCAGCCTTAGCAACCAACTTTGAAGGTGTTTGCTTTGTGTTGCATAAAAATGCAAAATAATTTACATAAGACATGTTCTCTTCAACCCATTGACTAGGAACTTTATAGTATTTGATTTTCTTTCCTCTGGCTTTCATACCACGCTCAGAAAGATTTGAAAACTCTGAAACCATAGAGTTTATTCTTGTAGGACCTACTGAATAAATTGCAAACTCTTGGTCATCTTCTTTCATGCCAGACAGGGCAACACCCATAGCACGAATGAATACGCTGTAGTCGCTAAAGTCATTCGTTCCCTGAACTACCACTATCATTTTGTATTCCTTTTCTTAAATTATCTAATATAAAAAGCATCTTGTCAATGTCTTTTTTAGACATAGTTGATATGTCTACTGGTTCTGCGGTAGGACTAATAATATCTCCATTATCAGTTTCAGCAGAATAAAAAACATTGTCTTTTACCCAATATGCTTTGCTGTCTATAACAATAATCTTGATCATAGTATTAGCAGCATGTTTTGCTGACTGAGACTCAATCTTTTCTTTATTGTTTAATTTTTTAGGAATAATAGTTCTAATACTTTCATGAATATCACTTTGTCTATATTTGATATTTGTTAAAGTCTTTGAAACTTTATACCCGTTTAATCTAATTATAGACCAAGCAGCCAACAATGTCAAGCCGATGGCTAAAAGGTATTCCATTTTTACCTATTATTCAGGTTTTGTTTTTGTTATTTTTGTAGCAGGAACTGGTTCTGCCTGCTGAATCATAACTCTATTTAACTTAAGTTGTGATTGTAGCAACTGAAATTCCAGATCCGATGCCTTTTGTCTATAGAAGTTAACTAATTGCTTAACTTCTTCAATGTTCATGTCTTCCACTGACTACCCCTTTCTAAAACTAAATGGGCTACCTACCCACGCTTTGTCTGCCTTATCTTTTTCTCTTTCAACAATGGAACGGCTCCATGCAAATCCTGCATCTCCGCCCCAAGCATCCCACATAATTCTTCCATTAGAAGGAAACTCTGGACCGTCGTAAAAACCTTTACCTTTTTTATCTACCTCATGACGTGAGAAGAATGAGTACATTCTCTTAACAGTATCAAGAGACATTGATGAACCATTAACAATATCTGTTGCTCTACCCCAACCTACTGGAGTACCAGCACCAGTTGCTTTTCCATCTTCTTTCCACTTTAAAGCACGTCGTGCCGCAGCCTTCATTCCAGCATTAGGTGAATATGTATCTGCCATTACTTATCCTTCTTTGGATGCTTTACTTCATATGGACCAAGAACAGACTTAACTGTACCATTTTTATTCATACGAACAATCATTCCATCTTTAATTTGTGTTGAATTAAAAGATTGTGCTTTTCTCTTTGGCATTACTTTACAAATGGATTTAGATCAAATATTGATCCACTCCATTGCCCCATACCCTTTGTTGCATTGTTACGCCAATCTTCAGGAAGCATGTCCATCATACCAAGTGCTCGTGCACGTCGAACAATATGTTCTTTTGCAGCAGCATAGTTTGATGCACGTCCTACAGACTGAATTGCATTTTGTAGATCTCCACCGTTTGCGATTGGAAATGATCCATCTGGCATGGCCATTCCTGATGCAGCCATATCTCTACGTGCATCCATTGAATAATCTCTCTTATTCATGTCTTCTCCCTTGTATGTGCCACCACGACGCTTATATTCTCCAACTACCCATGAATTTGCAACGGCGGATGGATAAACATCAAACTTATCTTTTGCTGCTTGAACAACTCTTGCATATAATCTTGGATCAGCAGGGTCTGAACCACCTCTACGTGGCTCAATAATTTCGCTATAATTTGGCTTCTTTGCTTTTTCCATTTCATCATCCATATTATATGTTTTACCAACTGGAACACAGTTTGGAACCATTCGTCCATCTTTTTCTTTCATGCCCTGTTGCTCGTATCCAACCCAGCAGGCTTTTGTCATGTTGTCCCATTTATCTATTTCTTCATTATCTGAATAATAAGACTTGTTCATATCTGCTTGACATACTGGACAATTAGGACAATCAACATTTAATTCTTTGCATGTTGGACATCCACACCCTTGGTATTCTTTGTCCATTTCTTCTGCATCTTCATATGGAGCATTTGCCATCTCAGACTTACCAATTGATGAATCATACATTGCCATCATTGTTTCTGAATCCATCTCTTCATTTTCCATTTTTAATGGCGGAATCTTTACCATTAGACCCATACTACAAGCACTGTAAAGTCTTGTTGCTTCCCATGTTCCATCTTCTTCTTGTTCAAATAGTTGAATCAATACCGCTGGATTTTCTGGTGTTGCCTGCAAAGCATACTCTGTTCCAGTATTACCAAGCATACCTTCATACATAACGTGTACAACTTGACCAACATGGAAATCACCTTCCCCACCATGCTCAGTCATAGCAAAGTCACCTTCTATCAAAGAGGTAGCAGCCTTTCCTATATTGCCTTCACTTCTGTTAATTGCATAAATTTGAGCGGCAGCCTCTGCTGATGTTGCATGACAACCCATTACTTCGTTTGTTCCATCTTTAAGGGCTGGAAACCCAGAACAACCGTATGATCCCTTTTTTCCTACATGATATGGCATAGCAAACCTCCTACTGGTCTTAGTTTAGATTATATCAGACTTCTCGCCTTTTAAGCAAGCGCTTTATCTCATTAAGATGCCACTGGTCATCCTTAGATAGTTTTGAAATCTCGCCCAAGTCAAAGGCTTTTGCCCCGAGGGTTATTACTGGATCTTGTTGCATAAAATCAATCTCCAGATATCCCCTTTCCCACAGTTTTAAGACATTTTTATTCACATCACCAATATGCTCTTCATATAATTCTGGCATTAATTCTTTTATTTTTGGGGTGAAGGCATATAAAAACTCACCGCTATCTGAGTCTAATCCAACCACTTCAAGACCACCATTTAAAAGAAGATAGTCTATTGCATCTTGTTCTTCAGGTATCATATTTTTCCCGTCAGGGTTGAAGATCATCTTGAATATTTTTTTCATAATTTATAAATGCCTCTAGTTGCTCTCTTGTTTGTGCCCCAGTAATTCTTTTAATTTCTATACCGTGTTTTAATAAAATAAATGTAGGTACAGAACGAATCTCAAATCTTTTAACAAGTTCCATTTCTGAATCAACATCTATTATTTTAAACTTATTGATACCTTCTCTATTAATTTCTTCAACAATTGGTCTTACTTTTTTACAAGGATTACACCAGTCTGCTGTAAAATAATAAACTAGGTTCACTTACCAGACTTCTTTCTTGCTTTTGCAAGAGCGTCAAAGTCCTTAACCTTTGTTTCTCCCATGTATCCCCAAGCATAGCCATCATTAATCATCTTATCATTAACAGATTCTGTTTCACCATTCACGTATAGCCAACCTAAAATGCGACCATACTTTTCAGATGAGTCCATCTTCTCTGTCTTAATTACGATAGACTTTGCGTCCTTAATATGTTTTTTTAGATATTCCTTAGACTCAAGCCCAAGAACCTTTTCTTTAATATCCTTTGTGCGAGATTCAGGGGTATCAATACCAGCCAATCTTACACGGGACTGAAATAAGATATCAAACCCTAAATCAATAAGAACATCAATGGTATCTCCATCTACAACATTTTCTACTTTTCTTACATAATATTCATACATTAGTATGACTCTCCTTTTGCTCTATTCTCAATCAATTTATCTCTTTCATCAACTACAGTTAGCGCAAAAGCCATCATTTTCTTGTATCCTTCAGGCTTATCCATGATTTTGTTGTAGTGATGACCACAAAACATTAAGTCTCCAGTTAGCCCAGTTATTTTTACAAGGGCTTCTGCTGCACATGAATCACAGCGGTCAGTTGCTTTTAGTACCCACTCTTTTGCTACGACATCTTCTGTAATCATTGTTCTCATAGTATATACCCTTACTTTTTGTTGTCTGTTGAATAGAAACCCGAACCGTTAAATATTACTCCAACAGAGCCTGTCCACTGTCTTTGCATCATTTCGTTACAGCACGATGGCTCTCTGTCTTCACCAAATCCTCTTTCAAATTCAATAGACATAGAGCACACCGTGCATTTGTAATCATACTTTGGCATTATTTAACTGCAGATCCTTTTGAACCACTAGAATTCTTTTTAATATTTTGTGATTTCTTTGCAGCATCAGCAGAAGTTGCTTTTACTGGAGTTACAGAACCAACATTAATCTTGTTAAGAAGTGGAGCATTTTCTTCTCCAGCGTAAACTGGACGTCCCCAACCAACTACAGCATTGATCAACTTCTTCTTATTGTTCTTAACATAGCCGCGAGTTTTCTCAACGCACATTCCGCCATTTCTCTGATCTCCTTTTGCAGTTCCTGAAGTATTTCCTTCAATAACTTGGATTGTTCCATCTCCATTGTTTTTAATGCAAAGACCAACATGCGAAATACGATTTACGCCATCATCTGGAAAATCAAAATAAATCCAGTCTCCTGGCATCGGATCATCATTACGTGCATCTGACCAACGACCTTCCTTCTTAAACTGATCTGATGCTGCTACTGTTGAAGCAGACTTTGGAAACTTTGCAACTCCTGCAGTCATAGCGCACCAAGAAACAAATGACTGGCACCATGGCTGAAAGTTAACCTTTATCCATGCACCATACTTTGTTTCGTTATCTTTTGGACCTTCAATAGTTCCAACTTCTTTCTTTGCAATCTCAATGATTGCTTCTACTGATCCTTTAATTGCCATTTTTATCTCCTAATATTAGTGAGCAGTTTCAACACATACTCAGGTGTCTATGTCTATTATATCCTATTGGCTACTTTTTAGCAACCTTGATAGCGATTTCTTTTGGCTTCTTTTCTTCAGGAACAATACGGTCTATATCAATATGTAACATACCGTCCTTCATTTCTGCACCAGTTACTTCCATATATTCTCCAAGAGCAAATGATCGTACAAATTTACGACCAGCAATACCCTTGTGAACTACTTCCGCATCTGTTACCTCAACAATCTCACCCTTAATAATTAGGGTTCCGTTATCCACAGAGATTTTTAAATCATCTTTTGTAAAGCCTGCAATTGCAAGCGATAGTCTATATGTATCTTCATCTAGTTTAAGAAGATCATATGGAGGATATGATTGTGAGTTTGTTTGATGTGCTGTGTTTAAACGGCTCAACTCTCTGTTGAAGCCAATAAAAAAAGGATCATTGAATAGATCCATAGCGTACTTTGTTACCATTTTATTCCCCTTTCAAGCGAATAAGTTAGTGCACCCCCATAAGGCAGGTGCACTACCTATTATATCACTATCCTAAAATATCTACAAACAGGGTTGTTTTTACCCTTGCGTTTGATGCTGGCTTACTAACAGACTTTAGATGCTCATAGGTAGAGTTATAATCTCCTTTATAAACCTTAGCCCAATAGCCAGCCAAGGCTGCGCTAGAACCAGATGTTCCTAAAACTGTTCCAGAAAAAACAGAGTGGCGACCAAGAGCGTAGAAATCTAAGTCTGAACCGCCATTGCTGTATGACTCAATACCATTATTTAGATTTGTAGCGCCAACAGAGATTGCTTCTGGAATACATGATGGATAATCAACTCTAGAAAGGTCTGCACCTTGCCCCTTTAGTCCATTGTTTCCTGCAGCAAACATAGTAGCAACACCAACATTCTTTAATTGAATTATTGATTCACGCAAAGATAATCTTATTGGGCAATAGTTTGTTAAACTATTAAAATTGTGATGTCCAATAGATGCAGAAGTTGCAACAATATTAAACTTTTCTTTGTTCTTTGCAACCCAGTTCAATGCCTGAACTACGGCATTATCTGTATATACGCCTGTTGTTTTATTAACACTCATTGGAACAATTCTAATAAAAACAATGTTAACCTTTTTATTTGTATTGGCTGCAATTGATGCCATAATAGTTCCGTGATCAAATCCACCCTTATACACTTGATCAATAGGCAATGATGCAGAACCAGCACCCTCCATAAAATTTGTACCATTTGGACAGCGTGGAGTTTCCATGATACACACTTCATGAATAACTCTTCCAACTAAATCTTTTGCGTTTGTATCAATTGCTGTATCTATAATAACAACTGAGTTAGTTTGATCAGCATGTACCGTTGGCAAAAATGCAACAGCAAATAGAACTATAAAAATCCCCACTACTTTTTTCAATTACATCCCCTTTATTTTAAATACTACTTGACATGGGTCGCCCCCTGCTTCCCATTCTGCTTCTTCTTCTTCGCTCATGTATGGATCACCATCATGAGTATTACAGAACGGTTCTGTTATCCATTCCCGTTCAATACCGTTTTCAAGCCAAATCTCAAACTCATTAAAGTCTGATTCAGTTTCTTGAATTTTTTTTAATATATCGTCAAACTCTTCCATATATTTAGTATACTCCTATGCAGACAAAAAGTCAATTGGACCAATGCACGATGAACTAAATTCAATAGAACATCCTAAAGCAAGAGCAAGCCTACGCTTTGGATCTTTATGATTTTGGGTAGCATGAAGAGAACCAATAGCGTAGTCTGCCCCTGATCCTATGGCAACATAATCTCTGTCATAGGAAATCATGGTAAACCCTTCTGCTTCATGCTCATAGAGTTTACCTTTAATACCAATCAAAAGTGATATTTCACTATCTTTACCACCAATATCCCATTCATTATAAAATGCTTTTAGGGATTTTAAAAATTTTCCATGCATAAACTTATCCACATTGCCTTCTGGTACAGGCGGAATAAAATTATATTGAATAATCTGTGCATCAAATGTTCCAGCATATCCAAAAATATATGAACCAGATTTCCAAATTTTTGGTTTGTCAATAGACACAATATAATTATCTTGTGAGGCACCACGCTCACCAGCAAGGTGAACCTTGCCATCTTTCATTATTCCTGCAATACAAGTCATGCCTACCCCTAAGTTTACTGTATTACCAGTATA